CCCCTCGATGCTTATGTTGAACGAGAAATTGTCCAATATTTAGATAAAATCACTACTTTATCTGATCATCAGCCACCTATGGATATGGCTCCTGTAATCAATTCTGCATTAGGCAGAAATGATATCGATGTAAACGTCTTCACAGACGATACAAAGAAAGCGGAAAGTTTTAAGAATATGATTTCCGACAGTCTTCGTATTGATACGAAAACTATGGCCTCTTTTGAATTTACTAGAGAGCAAGGAGGAAAACTGGAAAATGCCAGAATCCTTATTCGGGATTTCTTTAAACAAGAATTACCTGTAAGAGTCTACAATATGCAGACAGGAAAGATCGATGGTTTAATTTACCCTGATCATGAAAAGAAGGATGATATCACCCTTCATGCTGAGCTTATTTTCTGGCTTAGCTTTCAACTTACATTAAATAAGTTAATTAGACTCAATAATCCTATGTTAAACGAGTATTTCATGTATCCCATCCTATATACAGATGGGAGACCTCATCCTTTTGAAGATACTATCTTCAAAATGAAAGCTGAGTTCATTAAAGAACCAGGAAAGCTTAGGGGATTGTCAAAAACTTCGGCAATCTTCTATTGGGTCACAAGTCCGATGATGGGACTTATGAATTCTGCTTTGGCATTAATTCCAGAGCATTATGATGGCCTAAAAAGAGGCAATCATGGATGGAGATACAGTAAAAGAATCTCTGCTGTCGGGCCCGAAGGACGAGCCTTATTTGATGAAAACGGCGCAATCATCAAAGATTTCTTCCATTATTATACAGATTGGAAAGAAGCTACCGACTTTATTAATAAAAGTTTCGGAATAGGCCTGTATATTTGTTGGGGACAGGCCCTAAGACTACCAAAATTCTTTTTGAATGTCTGTGGATTTATGCTACGCATAAATCTTGAAATGGATTATATGCCTGACCGCACATTATCCAAAAATCTCCTTCCTCGGAAAGGGATTGTTAAGAGAGGCTTTATGATGGGCCTTCCTCTTACAAAGACGATTCTTCATCTTTGTCAATTATACAAGCAAGAAAAAGCTTGTATGCAGCTCGAGATGCAAGGCATCCGAATCATCAAAGCGACACGCTTTGGTCATGAAAAATCTTTACGATTTTCTAAAGATCAATATCGAATGTTCGATACTAATGGCTGAGACTCTCACTCAACAGCTTGTTA